AACTTTTGAAGAGGTTATAAATGATACAAGACCTATACAAACAAAAAAGGTCCTTGGAGTTGAAGTGGGAACAGGAGCATATTGACAATAATAGATATACTCTTGAAATGGTCAGAATTGATGACAAGGTTAAACAAGTCATTACTGAGATCAAGTTGGAAGAAGCAGCTATTGCCCATAGACAAAACGCTGTAGAAGGCGTTGCTCCTGAAGTTTCAGTAGCTACTTAATAAAAAGCTACATCGTTGGAAAAAATCCACTCCACATTACAGGCTCTCTTGCACTCTACTCAAAACTAGTATATAAAAAATACACTATACAATTAATTAGAACATAGACGCGTATAGTCGACGGCCTAGAGACTATGTTCGGAAACTAGGAGGATATAATTATGGCATCAACTACATTTTCGGGACCGATAAAAGCGGGAACGATTTCAAATACTACAGGTACCACTGTTGGTAAAGACATGAAAAATACTGGTCAAGTTGTAATGGCACAAACTTTTGCAGTTGACTTATCTGGAGGAGCACTTGCTGCATCAGCAACAAATGTAATTATTCCAGCAAACTCACAAATTATTGATTGTGTTTTTGACAGTATTACAGCAGCATCAGGTGCTACTAACATTAGTGTTGGTTTTGTTGGAGGAGCAGCTACTGCTCTTGTTAACACATTTGCAATTGGAACTACTGTTGGTAGAAAATACCCTACGACTCAAGCAGGTGGAGCTTTAGCTTGGGAAGATATCGGAACTACTGACCAAAGACTTAACGTAACTAACTCTGCAGCTACAAGTGCTGGTGAAGTTAGAATTACTATTTTGTATCAACAAAATACTAATTTAAGTTAATAAATAATTAGTGTGGGGCTTAGGCCCCACATAAATTTTAAGGAGATTAAATATGGCAAGTAATGGAGATATACAAGCAACAAGATCGACTGCAGCAGCTGGAGCTAGTGCAATCATTAGTCAGCCTATTAGACTAAGAGGTATTATAATTTCTTCTGATGGTGGTGGAGCTGGTGTTTTAGAACTAACAACAACCTCTAATTCTGGATCTACTTTGTTTATTGGTGATGTTCCAACTGGAGATGTAATTAATTTTTCATTTCCTGAAGAAGGAATTTTGTTTCCAAAAGGAATTTTTTGTAAAACTAAAACTAATATTGCAGCTTACACATTATTGACGGACAAATATTCAGGACCAGGTTTAACAGCGGGGTAATTAAATGGCTAATACCACTTCTGGCACTACAACGTTTGACAAAACGTTTTCGATCGACGAGATAATTGAAGAGTCTTATAACAGACTTGGTCAATTTGACATGAGTGGCTATAATTTAAAAACTGCTCGAAGATCGTTAAACATAATGTTTCAGGAGTGGGGTAATAGAGGCCTTCATTTTTGGGAAGTGGCAAACACTAATATTACTTTAGCAAACGGTCAGAACGAATATAAAATTTTTAGATCAACGTCTGACGGTAATTCTAATGGAGTAACATCTACATTGTCAGCAGCTATTACTTCTACAACAGCTACTACAGGAATTACATTAGCTTCTATAACCAACATGCCAACCACAGGCACTATCAACGTAGGATCTGAAAATATTTCTTACACTGGATTTAGTAATTTAGAGCTCACTGGAGTAACACGTGGGGCTAATGGAACTACTGCAGCTACTCATTCAAGCGGCGATACGGTTACTAATTTTGTAAATCAAGCTACAGAAATTTTAGAGTGTTCATACAGAAATAACTCTAATGTAGATTCACCTTTAGAAAAAATAAATAGATCTCAATATCAGGCATTGTCTAATAAAACAGCTACAGGACAACCCTCACAATATTTTGTTCAGAGATTTGTTGATCACATTTTAATAACCGTTTATTTAACACCAGGCGCTTCTCAAAACGGTGATGTTATTAATTTTTATTATGAAAAAAGAATTCAAGATGCAGGTGCCTACACTAATGCAACAGATGTACCTTATAGATTTGTACCTTGCATGGTTGCAGGTTTAACTTATTATCTATCTATGAAATATGCACAACCAAGAATACAAGAAACAAAATTAATTTATGAGGATGAATTGGCTAGAGCTCTAGAAGAAGATGGTTCTTCTGCTAGTGTTTACATTTCACCTCGAACTTACTATCCGAGTATATAATTATGGGAAATACAGCAAAAGGAAGATACGCATTATTTATTTCAGATAGATCAGGTCTTGCATATCCTTATAGAGAAATGGTTAAAGAATGGAATGGTGCAAGAGTACATACTTCAGAGTATGAACCAAAGCAACCACAATTGGAACCTAAACCATACACCGCAGACCCACAAGGATTGCCTCATCCAAGACCGGCAAGAACAGAATTTCCAACAACAGATTTTTTACCAAAAAATCCATTTACTATGACAAATACTTCAACTCAAGTTTCTGTAAGTTTTCCATTTAGTGGATATCAAAATGGAGACTTTATAAGATTTTATGATGTTAAAAGTCCCGTAGGTGGAGTGTCCATTTCTACGTTACAACTAGAAACTACTTTAAATGGAAACATTACTGCAACAGATATTTCAATTACTTTAACAGACTCTTCTGCTTTTCCAAGTCAAGGTTATATTGCAATTGAAAAAATAAATGAAACATCTGGATTGTTTGAAACTGAAACCATTTTTTATAATGGTAATACCGGAAATGTTTTATCAAATTGTGTTAGAGGAACAGCTGCTCCTTTTAGAGGACAGACTCCCAAAAACACACCCGCAGGCACACACTCAAGTGGAGCAAAAGTTTACAGTGCTTATGCCGTAACGATGGTTCCAACAGTAGTAGAGCAAGCGGGTCAACCTTCAACTGTTACAGAGCATAACAGTTTTACTTTTAATTTAATAAGTGCTGCAACTAGCACAGAAACGGGAGGCGGGTTCCAATGTTTAGCTGGACCTGTTAATGATAGATCATGACATACACAGAATTAGTACAAAAAATTAGAGATTACACAGAAGTGAATTCAAATGTTTTAACTTCAACAATTATAAATGGATTTATTGAAGATGCTGAATTTAGAATTCTTAGAGAAGTTGATTCAGATAACAACAGAAGATATGATACAGCTAATTTAATTACTTCTGATAGATTTATTGGAAGACCTGCAGGTTTATTAGTTGTTAGATCTGCACAAATAGTAGACTCAGACGGAAGTTCTCAACCAAATAATAGAGATTTTTTACAATATAGAGATACAAGTTTTATGTCTGAATTTAATCCTACAGAAACTACTGGAGTACCTAAATATTACAGCTTGTGGGACGAACAGAACATCGTAGTAGCTCCCACTCCCGATGCTACTTATACAATTCAGCTGAACTATATCTTGAAAGACCCTGGTTTATCTGCTACAAATACCACTACATACATAAGTCAAAATTTTCCCAACGGTTTATTGTATGCATGCCTAATAGAAGCTTACGGCTTTTTAAAAGGGCCCATTGACATGCTCCAGTTATATGATAAAAAATATTCTGAAGCCGTCAAAGGATTCTCAATTGAACAAATGGGAAGACGAAGACGAGATGAATATCAAGCGGGTGTTCCTCGAATAGGAAAACAATAAGGAGATAAACTATGGCTATAACACAAGCGATTGCAAATGCTTTTAAAAAACAATTACTAGAAGGTGATCAAAATTTTAAATCATCTGGTGGTGATGTTTTTAAGCTAGCGCTTTATACTTCTTCAGCAACTCTAAACTCAGCAACAACTGCTTATACTGCTAGTAACGAAGTTAGTAATACAGGTACTTACGCAGCTGGTGGTGATAAGTTAACAGGTCAGAATACTTCAATTGCTTCAGGTGTTGCAATTGTCGACTTTGCAGATTTATCATTTACAGGTGTTACGTTGACAGCTAGAGGTGCATTAATCTACAATACATCTTCTGCAGTTACTAATGCAGCAGTTGCAGTTTTAGATTTTGGAGCGGATAAAACAGCTACATCAGGAACTTTCACAATACAGTTCCCGGCATTTACTACAGCAGCAGCTATATTAAGAATATCTGGTTAAGGAGAATTAAATGGCGTTAGTCGTAAACGATAGAGTTAAAGAAACCTCTACCACTACTGGTACGGGTACTTTTACTCTTGCAGGAGCAGTAACAGGATTTGAAACTTTTTCTAGTGCAATTGGAAATACAAACACAACGTATTATGCAATTGTAAACACTGTTAATGCAGAATTTGAAGTTGGATTAGGTACAGTAGGAGCGGGCACTTTAGCTAGAACTACTATTATCTCATCATCAAATTCTGATAGTGCGGTGAATTTTTCAGCAGGAACAAAAAATGTATTTGTAACTTTACCTGCATCAAAATCAGTTATTGAAGACGCAAATAATCATGTAACTTTACCTCATGATTTATTTATTGAAGGTGGTCTTATTGATCTTAAAAATGATGGCGGTGCTGTATCACAGATTAAATTTTATTGTGAGTCTAGTAACGCTCACGCACAGACACTTATTGGTGCACCACACTCAGAATCTGCTACTAACACTTTAACACTGCCAAGCACTGGCGGTGATTCTGTTTTAGTCACAAATAGTTCAACATCAATATTAACAAACAAAACTTTAACAAGTGCAGTATTAAATAGCACAATAAGTGGAACTTCAATTAAAGATGAAGATAACATGGCATCTGACAGTGCCAGTCACTTAGCAACACAGCAATCAATTAAAGCATACGTAGATACACAAGTAGCTACAGTTCCAGTAGGAGATATTACTTCTGTTGTAGCTGGTACAAACTTATCAGGTGGCGGCACATCAGGTGACGTTACACTAAATTTAGCTGATGCTTCTACATCTGCTAAAGGAGCGGCATCATTTAGTTCAGATAACTTTGCTGCTAGCTCTGGCGCAATAACAATTAAAGACGCGGGAGTAGCCACAGCCGAATTACAAGACGATGCAGTTACGACTGCAAAAATTACTGATTCTAATGTGACGACAGCCAAGATAGCAGATTCTAATGTGACGCTTGCCAAAATGGCTGCAAACAGTATCGACAGTAATCAATATGTTGACGGTTCAATAGACACAGCCCACATTGCAAATGATCAAATTACAAATGCTTTAATGGCAGACGATGCTATAGACACAGCTCAGATTGCTGACAATGCTGTTTCATTAGCAAAAATGGCATCAGGTACAGATGGTAATATTATTTCTTATGACGCTTCAGGAAATCCAGTTGCAATAGCAACAGGTAGTGCTGGACAAGTTTTAACTTCAGCAGGAGCTGGGGCACAGCCATCTTTCCAAACTCCAACAGTTGGAGACATTACAGCAGTTACAGCAGGGAATGGTTTATCTGGTGGTGGTACATCCGGTGATGTTAGTTTGGCTGTCAGTGCAGGTACTGGAATTGATGTAGGAGCTAATGTTTCTGTCGATGTATCAGACTTTATGTCAAACGGTTCTAACAACAGAGTTGTTACAGCTACAGGTGCAGATGCTATGAACGCAGAAGCGAACATGACTTTTGATGGGTCTACTTTAACTGTTACAGGAGACGTTTTACCTGGAGCAACTGATACTCACGATCTGGGTTCAACATCAGCTGTTTGGCAAAACATATACACTGGTGACTTACATTTATCTAACGAAGCAAAAGATGAAGGTAATGCTGTTGATGGTACAAAAGGTAACTGGACTATTCAAGAGGGTGAAGAACATTTATACATTTTGAATAATAAAAATGGTAAAAAATACAAATTTAAGTTAGAGGAAATGTAATGATTTTTAATTTTGATACAAAACAATATGACAGTGAAAAATTATCTGATCAAGGTAAAATGTATTTATCAAAGCTTCAAAATATTGTTGCTAAAAAAAATCAATTATCAATTGAGTTTACTGATTTAGAAGTTTTACAAAAACATTATTCTGATTTATTAAAACCAGAACTACCTAAAGAAGAAAAAGAAGAACAAAAAACAGGAGCCTAATTCATGGCCCTAGGAGTTACCGCATATTCAGAGGCACCTTTCAGTGCAGAACCTTCAGATGTAGTTGCATTTCCATCAGGTATCCAATTAACAGCTCAAGACGGTTCATTAGTTGGTTTAGTAGATGGAGATGTTCCTGTAACAGGAATAGCTTTAACAGGTACTTTAGCAACAGTAAACGGATCTTCTTTAGTATCTGTTGATGTAACAGGTCAAGCTTTAACTGCAGCAGAAGGAACACTTGATCAATCTTCAAACCAAGAGATTGACTTAACAGGTTTTGATTTAAATCTTAACCTAGCTAATTCTACACATGATACACTAACAGCTTTTGGTGAAGCACCTTTTGCAACATTAAGTCCAGCTACATTTAATATTCCTGTTGGAATAGAAGCTACAACAGGTGGAATTCTTGTAGGAACTAATTTACCTATGTCATTAGGTACAGTTTCAGTTTCAGCTGACGCTAACACCGGTACGTTAACAGGTCAGGCAATGACTATGCAAGAAGGTCAAATAGAAGCTGATGATGCTAGCGCTGAAGCAACTGGTCAAGCTTTAACATTAACTCTTGGAACAGCAGTGAGTGATGTAAATACTATAGCGAGTCCTACGGGTTTTGATTTAACTATGCAACCAGGTCAAGCAACTGCAGATGACGCAAGTGCTGAATTAACTGGTATTGGTTTATCGGCATCTCTTGGTACAGCTGTCTCAATAGCAAATACGATTGCTTCTCCAACAGGTCAAGAAATGACTATGCAACCAGGTCAAGCAACTGCAGATGACGCAAGTGCTGAATTAACTGGAATTGAAATGACAATGACTGAAGGAAATATTGCAGGTCCTGTTATATGGACCCCAGTGCCTACAGGTAATGCACCTACAGATCCTCCTGGTTGGAAAGAAGTAGCTTGATTTTAATTAGAAAACAAATAAAATAGAAAAATGGCAAATTCAACATCAGCAAATTTAAAACTAACGGTTCAAACAACAGGTGAAAACTCTGGAACTTGGGGTCAAATTACTAATACTAATTTATTAATTTTAGAACAAGCTATTGGTGGATATGATGCAGTAGGTTTAAATGCAACCACTGGCGCAACTTTAACTTTTTCAAATGGTGTTTTATCAAATGGTAAAAATCAAGTTTTAAGATTAACAGGAACTATTACTACCAACGTAAATGTGGTTATTCCAGATTCAATTGAAAAAACTTACTTAGTTGAAAATGCAACATCAGGAGCATATACTGTAACCTTTAAAACAACTTCTGGAACAGGTGCAACTTGGTCTACTACAGACAAGGGATATAAAATCGTATATTCAGATGGAACCAATGTTGTAGATATTACAGCTGATTTAGGAGACATTACTGTTGGTGATGTTACTTCAGGGGCCATAACTGCTACAGGGCATGTATTACCTGGTGCAACGGACACTTATGATCTTGGAAGTGCTTCTGCAGTTTGGAGAGATATATACACTGGAGATTTACATTTATCAAATGAAGCTAAAAATGAGGGAAATCAGGTAGATGGTTCTAAAGGAAATTGGACTTTACAAGAAGGACAAGATGATATATTTATGATAAACAATATATCTGGCGAAAAGTTTAAAATTAAACTAGATAAAGTATAGGAGATTTAAATGGCAATTTTTTCAAATGGTTCAGGAACTAATATTGATTTAGAACTTACACCTAAAGGCACAGGTAGAGTAGAGGCGATAGGCCCAACTGCTATTCAAGAAGTTTTCGAAAAATGTACAGTAACGGCAACAGCAGCTACGGGTACAAAAACATTTGATGTAATGACCCAAGCTGTTTTATATTACACTTCAAATGCTAGCGGAAACTGGACTCTAAATATTAGAGGTGATGGATCTAACAGTTTAAATGATATTATGAACACCGGAGAATCATGCACGATTGCACACTTAGTAACAATGTCTACTGCATATTATAATTCAGCAGTACAAGTTGATGGATCTGGTGTAACTCCAGAATGGCAAGGAGGCAGTGCTCCTTCTGGCGGAAATGCAAACTCTGTAGACGTATACACTTATACTGTTATAAAAACTGGGAATGCAACATTTAAAGTATTCGCTGCACAAACACAATTCGCGTAGGAGTAATTTATGCCAATTAGAGCATCAAGAGGAGGTGGATCTTTCGTAGGTTTACTAGGAGCAGGCGGACCCCCTTTCATGGAAGCCACAGGAGGAACTATAACTACTGATGGTGATTTTAAAGTACATACATTCAATTCTGGTGGATCATTTGTTGTCAACGCTTTAGGTGGAGATGGAACTTATGGAAAAGCTGTATACGCTGTTTTCGTTGGAGGCGGCGGTGGCGGTGGCGGTGCGCACGGCGGTGGCGGTGGAGCTGGCGGAATGGTAGACATGGATTCTAATTTATTAACTGTAGATGCACAATCTTATAGTGTTGGTATTGGTTCTGGAGGCGGTGGAGGTTCTAATGGGATCACTGGAGGACAAGGAACAGACTCAACTCTAGGAAGTTTATTGACAGCTAAAGGTGGTGGCGGTGGAGCCGGTTGGTCAAATAATCCCGCAGATGGAGGATCAGGTGGAGGATCAGCAGGTGCTGGTAATACTAGACCTGGTGGATACAATCAATCTTCTGCAACACAACCTAATCAACCCGGTAATAGTGGAGCTTATGGAAAAGGTCATACGGGAGGAAATTTAACTACACCTCACTCTGGTTCGGGTGGCGGTGGAGCTGGTGCGGCTGGACAAAATTATAACAGTGGTTCTGGCGGCGGTAACGGAGGTAATGGAGTAGCAACTTCTATAAACGGATCGTCAACTACTTTCGCTGGTGGCGGCGGTGGTGGAACTTGGCACGGCGGTGGAACTGGCGGATCTGGTGGATCCGGCGGCGGTGGAACTGGCGGAAAACAAGGTGTTAATGGTAATGCAGGATCAGCTAATACTGGTGGCGGCGGTGGAGGCGGAGGCGCTTCTGGTCAAGCAGGACAAGGAGCTGGATCTGGTATTGGTTTTGTTAGAAGGAAGTTTCAATAATGAGTGATAGAAGTTTTGCAGTAGTAGATGACAATAATTTAGTTACACAAGTTTTACTATTTAATGTTGATTCTGAAGCTGAAGGAATTACTGAAACTAGAAATTTTTTAAATGATCAAAACGCAACTGTAGTCGAAACTTTTTTAAACGCAGATGGAACAGCTGCTACAAGATATAATTATGCATCGCCCGGCGATACTTGGGATAGCGCTAATACTGCTTTTTATCAAACTACAAAAACCTATCCTTCATGGAGTTTAAATAGTTCTTATCAATGGGAAGCACCTACTCCTTTTCCTTCAACAGGAAATGTAGGAGCAGAAGTTCTTGATGTTGTTTGGAATGAACTTAATCTTAGATGGGAAGGCATAACTGCTGCAAACCCAGATTCTGCTAGTTATTATTGGGATCCAAATACAAACACTTGGGTTGCTATTTAAATTATCTTTGATATAAATATTATCGAAAGATAATTTATGTTTTCTAAATTTAAAAATGAAAATTTTATACAGAAATATAGTATAGATAAGTCTGTCACTAAAGGTGTAATAAAGTTTTTTGACAAATCTCCTCGAGGAATGATAGGAAAAAAACCAGGAAAAGTAGGACATTCAAAACTAGATACCGCACACAAAGATTCTACTGACATGGGTGTTTTAGCACATCACATACTTAAAAGTAAAGTATTGAGAGAATACTTCGAACAGTTAACTTTTTGTTTAGAAAAATATAAAAAGAAATATATATACTCAGACGATCAACAAGCTGCTTTTAGATTAGAGGGAGCCAACATTCAAAAATATAAACCCGGTCAAGGTTATAAATTATGGCATTTTGAAAATGCAGGGTGTGAGTTTTCTGGAAAGAGACACTTAGTTTTTATGACTTATTTAAACAATGCAGATCATGCAGGCACTGAGTTTTACTATCAAAACAAAAGATTTAAATGTAAAGAAGGAGATACCTTAATTTGGCCTGCTTCATGGACTCATACACACAGAGGCGAAATTTCAAAAAAACAAAAAACAGATAAATACATAATAACAGGATGGTGGAGATATGACTAAAGAAAAGGAAGCTATTACTTTGTTTGAAGTAAAAGTATATGCAACTAAATTAAAAAACATAAATCATACAAAAATTAAAAATTATATAAAAAAATTAAAAACAGTTCCTGCTAATCCTATTGTAACTTCTAATGAAGGTGGCTGGCATAGTAAATTTTTTTGGAACCCTTTTCCAACATGTGTAGAAGACTTAAATAAAAAGATAACAGAATTTATTAGAGAAACTGCTAGAAAAGAATTTGAGGTAAGAGGGGATACTCCGATACATAATAGTTGGTTTATGTGTAATAAAAAAGGTGATTTTAATTCACCCATTAAACAACCCCCATATACATTTAGTGGAATGTATTATGTAGAAGCTCCAGATAATTGTGGAGATATAGTTTTTAAAAACGACATGGAAATGAATAACTATTCAACATCTTACCAAAATTTAAATACCCTAAACTCTAAAACTTTTTCTATAACACCTGAAAAAGGTTTATTATTAATTTTTCCTGCGTGGTTAGAACACTATGTTAAAGTAAATAAATCTAATAAAGAAAAAATAATCTATAGCTTTAATATTTAAAATGTTAGTTGATAGTGAATATTGGTATTATTGGACAAGTAAGTTTGATAAAAAAACCTGTGAAAAAATAATTAAACTTGGTAAAAGTAAACAGCCTTCTGACAACTCGTATATAGGAATGAACAAAGAAGGTTCTTTTAATAAAACTCCAAAAAGAGTTGACAAGAAAATAAGAAATTCAGGGGTGACTTGGCTAAATGATCAATGGCTTTATGATTTAATTGCTCCTTTTTTTCAAACTGCTAACGACATGTCTGGTTGGAAATTTCAATACGATTGGTTTGAAGAGATACAGTTTACTTCTTATAAAAAGAATCAGCATTATGATTGGCATTGTGATATAGGAAGAACTCATATTAATAATAAAATACGTAAGCTTTCCTGTGTCATAAATTTAACTGATCCTAAAAAATTTAAAGGAGGAGATTTTTATTTTGCTTTAGATAATCCATCAGGCATAGGTAGAAAAGAAATAAAATTTAAAGAATTAAAAAATCAAGGGACTGTTGTAGTTTTTCCTAGTTTTGTATTTCATAAAGTTAAACCCATAACACAGGGAAATAGATATTCTTTGGTTATATGGGGATTAGGAGAATCTTTTAAATGAGTAATATTATAGAAGGTAAGATGTCTAAAAATAATCTAGATCAAATCACTACATCAATAGTTAATTCAAATGAGTTTCCTTGGTTTTTTTTAAAAAAACCAGTTTCAGAAAAATACCCATGTTTCTCACATGTAATGGTTCCTAGATATGATTATAAAAAAAATGAAGGCTACAAAGTAAACTCAGGTTTTTTTAATTTTTTTGAAAAAATTTTCAGAGACTTCTGTAAAAAAAACAAGATAAAAGTAAATCGTATTTTAAGAGCAAGTTTAAATTTACAAACTTATTTTGAACCCCTTTATGGAGATCCTCATGTAGATCATGATTTTAAACATAGAAATTGTATTATGTATTTAAATAGTGTTACTGGAGGATCTACATATGTTTTTAAAGAAAAGTATAAAAAAAATTTACCGGGAAGTTATGGGGATGGAACCGCCTATAATGCAAAGAACGTTCTTAAAGAAATAAAAAACAAAGTTGGAAAAATAGCCGTTTTTCCAGGTGAAAATTTTCATGCTGCAGGGCATTGCAGAAAACCCAATGAGCGTAGGATTATCGCTATATTTACATTTGATTAAACATGACATTTAAAAATATATTTACAGAATTTATAGACACAGAAAATTTTAAAATAAATTTACCTAGATTAAAAAATCACATACTAGATGTAAGAGAAAAAATGGTGGGTAGACAAGTAAGCAATTGTGGTGGTTGGCAAAGTGAAGTTTTTATAACTCCAAATACTGAGAATAAATTATTATTTAATAAAATAGATAAACAAGTACAACAAGCAAAAGAAAAAATAAATTTTTGTAATGATTTAAAATTATTAAGTTATTGGTATAATATAAACTATAAAGGTTCATTTAATATACCTCACAGACATGTGGGAAAAGCTGATATTATTTCAGGTGTTTTTTATGTACAGACTTTTAATGAATGTGGAAATATTGTTTTTAGAAGAAATAATCCAGTATTAGATTTAGTATACGCAAATCAAATAGAAAAATATAATTCATATAACTCTTCTGTTTGGACAGAAATACCTAAGAATAATAAATGTATAATATTCTCTTCGTATTTAGAACATATGGTATTACCAAATTTAATAGATAAACCTCGAATAAGTTTAAGTTTTAATTACGGAATATGATAAGAGCTTTGTTTTCAATAGACGCGTTTATACATGAAATAACCTCGTGGAATAAGAAAAAGAAATTGCTATCTAAATTAATAAATAAACACCAATTTTTTAAAAGACCTCACAACACTTTTTTAACAACCCGATATGGTGATAATACTTCTAGTTTTTCCAATGAATTAATGAACATATTACATGAAGATTTTAAAAAATTCTGTGAAGAAACAGGTTTTAAAGAGATATCTATGTTAGATGCATGGGCAGTTAAGTATGATAAAAATGATTATCAAGTTGCTCACCAACACGGTAGAGTTATGTATACTGGTATTATATATTTGAATTTAGATTCCAAACAAGATTCAACTACTTATATATGTCCTTATCAAAGTGAAATAACAGGTAATACGAAACTTACAGAAATAGAATGTAAAGAAGGGACTCTAGTTATTTTTCCAGCTTTTTTATTGCATTACGTAAAACCTAATCTTTTAAAAAAACCTAGAGTAGTGATTTCTTTTGATATAAACTGCACATAATAAATATAGATTTACAGCAATTATTATATATAATACGATATTCTATGCTACAAAAACTTAATTTTAAACCAGGATTTGATAAACAAGTCACCGACTCAGGAGCTGAATCACAATGGGTTGATGGGGATTTTGTTAGATTTAGATATGGATTACCAGAAAAAATAGGTGGTTGGACACAACTTACAAATTCTAATAATACCCTTCCAGGTGTTGCAAGAGCACAGCATGATTTTACTTCTATAGCTGGAGAAAAATATGCAGCTATTGGAACTTCTCAAGGTTTATTTTTATATTACAATAATGAATTTTTTGATATTAGTCCTTTAGATCCTGATGGTGCTATCACAGGATGTACTTTTACTGTTACTTCTGGATCCCCTACAGTAACAGTTAATAAAACTTCTCATGGTTTATTAGATGGAAGATATATAACTTTTACCGCAGTAACCGTTCCAACAAGTTCAGGTTATGCGATAGCAGATTTTACAGGTAATACTTTTGAAGTATTAAATAAAACAGCCAATACTTTTCAAATTACAATGCCAACAAACTCAGCAGGGGCCAGTGCTGCCACGGGATCAGCCACAGTTAATCCTTATGAAATTGTTGGTCCAACTTTTCAAACAGCTGGTTTGGGTTGGGGAACATCCACTTGGGGATCAAGTACATGGGGAACTGCTAGTGCAACTAGTAATGTAACTTTAGATGCAGGTCTGTGGAGTCTAGATAATTTTGGTCAAATACTTATTGCAACCATTCACAACGGTAAAACATTTACATGGAACGCAGGGGCTGCCTCACCTAGATCAAATAGAGCTGCAGTTATGTCTGGCGCTCCTACTAGAACAAGAGTAACTCAAGTATCTGATCGTGATAGACATGTATTTCATTTTGGCACAGAAACAACTATTGGTGATACGACAACACAAGATCCAATGTTTATAAGATTTAGTGATCAAGAAAATTTTAATGTGTACCAACCGACAGCAATTAACACTGCAGGAACATTTAGATTAGATAAAGGTAACGAAATTATGGGAGCTGTATCCGGTAAAGATTATACCTTAGTGTTAACCGATACTTCAGCATATGTAATTCAATATGTAGGTCCACCATTTACATTTAGTATTAGACAAGTCGGCACTAATTGTGGATTGATTGGACAGAACGCATTAAGTTACTCTAATGGTATTGTTTTTTGGATGTCAGGTGAGGGTGGATTTTTTATGTTTGACGGTACTGTAAAAGGTATACCATGCCTTGTTGAAGATTTTGTATTTACAACAGGAGGAGATCATCTTGGAATTAACTATGCTTCAGGTACTCTTGTTTATGCAGAACACAATACTTTATATAATGAAATTAATTGGTTTTATCCTAAAGCTGGTTCTTCTCAAATAGATAGATGCGTAACTTATAATTATGCTGAAAATTTGTGGACTACTAGTTCTCTTGCAAGAAGTAGTTATTTAGATCAAGGAGTTTTTGATTTACCTTATGCAACTGAATATAATAAATCATCGTTACCTAATTTTCCCATACAGGGAATTACAGCAACCTATGGAGCATCAGTTTACTATGCTCAAGAAATAGGAACCGATCAAATTAATAGTAGTGGTACTACTTCTATTAATGCATTTATTCAATCAGGAGATTACGATATTACTAATTCAAATAATATAGCTAATCTTCAAGGAGATGGAGAATATTTTATGTCAGTAAAAAGATTTATACCAGACTTTCAATTATTAACTGGTAATTCTAAAATTACTATTTTGTTAAACGATTATCCAAATAACACAGCATCCAGCTCACCTCTTGGACCCTTTACAGTTACCTCATCAACTGATAAGATAGACACTAGAGCAAGAGGAAGATTAGTAGCATTAAAAATAGAAAATGATGCTGTAGGTGAAACATGGCGTTACGGTACACTAAGACTTGACGCAAAACCAGACGGAAGAAGATAATGGCAAAGATAACCGCATACATACCTGAACCAAAAGAAAAATATGAAGTAGACAACCAAAGACAAATTCTAGAGGCTGTTGCTACAGTAAAAGATCAACTTAATTTTGCATTTCAAAATGATTTAAAAGAAGAACAAGATACATATAATTATTTTTTATCATGACAATACAATATAAAAACGCCAGTAAGATATTGGTCAACACAGCTATGACAACGGTTTTAACTATAAATACTTCGTCTATAGCTATTGTAAAATCTGTGTATGTATCTAATAACAGCACGGGAGCTGTATTAGTTAATTGTGATTTAAGAGATTCTTCTGCTAGTACCGATATAGAATTTTTTAGAAAAGACATACCCGCCACAAGCACGGTTAATGCTACCGAACAAGGGTTGAATTTAGAAGCGGGAGATGCTATAAAAGTTCAAGCAGAAACAGCCAATAAACTTGAAGTAGTGGTTGGATATGCTTTAATAGACAGGTCACAACAAAATGGATGATAATATTTTAAGAATAGATTGCACTACAACAGTGGTGTTAAGAAATACTAGAACAAATAAGATATATAAAGACGAAGCAGAGAAAGAAGCTGACATAGCTGATCCTAATACTGAAACAGTTGCAGAGCATGTTGCTCAAGATTTAACAGTAGAGGTATCGCCGAAAGGAATGAACATTTTACAGAAAGTAATGAATGAAAATAAGAAATCAAACACCTAAAGGTGGAACAGAGTTACAATTAAACTTTTTAAATAAATACGTAGACAAAAGCTTATTAGACAAAGTACAAATTTGTACTTCAATACCAGGTAAAGTTCCATTAGATCCTAATAAAGTAAATATACTTTGGCAAAAAAATTCTTACGATCAGCCAAATCTATACCCGTGGTTTAAAAATAAAGCAAACCATCATAGATATGATTGGTATGTATTTAATTCACATTGGAATCATGAAAAATTTAGAATGATGTTTGGTCTACCTACTGAAAAATGTATTGTTATAAAAAATGGTGTAGATGAAATAGAACAATCTGAACCCTATCAAAAAGGACAACCTATAAAAATTATTCATCAAAACACTCCGTGGAGAGGTTTATCTGTGTTACTTGGTGCAATGCAGCTAATTAAAAATCCATTAATTACTTTAGATGTGTATTCATCTTGTGAAGTTTATGGAAAAGATTTTATGGAAAAAAATGATCATAACTATAAAGCACTTTATGATCAAGCAGAGTCTTTACCTAATGTAAACTACATTGGTTATAAATCTAATGAGTACATTAGAGAAAATATAAAAAATTATAATATGTATGTTTACCCAAGTATATTTGAAGAAACTTCATGTATATCTTTACTTGAAGCAATGTCTGCCGGGCTTTACAGTATTGTAACAAACTATGGAGCTCTTTTTGAAACAGGTGCAGAGTTCCCTATGTATATTCCTTATGACAGTGACTACAAAGCTTTGGCTGAAAAATTTGCTTATGGAATAGATGCTGCAGCTGAAACACTTCATGAAAAAGTAATACAAGATCATTTAACCACTCAGTCTAGTTACACTCAACGTTATTATTCGTGGAATAAACAAGCTTCCTCATGGACTAGATTTTTACAAGGAGCAATTAATGTCAAAGCCAAATGAACCCATATGGTTTAACCAGGACAAAACAGTATCTCCCAATAAAGATACTTACCAAACAATTAAAACTAACAAAGTAGAAAATAAAGTAACAGAAATAAATATAGGAGATAAATCTCCTTATAGAATAATGGTTGGTACTCCTTGTCATAGTGATGTCAGTATGCATTACTGTCAAGCAGTTTTAAAATTTCAACAAGCATGTTGGGCTAAAAAAATACAAGTTAGTTTTACATTATTAAAATCGTCTCTTGTTACACAGGGTAGAAATTTATGTGTTGCTGAAATGTTAAATCATGAAGATAACTATACCCATCTTTTATTTATTGACTCTGATATTGATTTTAATTCTGAAACTATTTTTAAAATGTTGAAGTTTGATAAAGATATTATTGGAGTACCTTATCCTATGAAGATATTAAATTGGGATAAAATATGGAGAAGAGTTGATTTAAAAGAAAACGCAGTTACTAACGCTAATGATCTAGCAAAAGCAGGTTTTACTTTTCCAGTTAAGGTAGAGGATCCTAATTCAATTATCGTGGACCGAGGACTTATGGAACTAACCCATGCTCCTACTGGATGTATGTTAATTAAAAGAGAAGTTCTTGAAAAGATGATTAAAGAATATCCTCACTTAGAGATATTTCAACCTACTAATATTAACGGTAGAGAAGAAAAAAAACGTAATATGTACAATCTATTTGATACCTTACATGATCCTGTTACTAAACGTTACTTTGGTGAAGACTTTGGATTTTGTCAAAGATGGACAGACTTAGGTGGTAAAGTGCATGGTTATATAAATGATTACATAACTCATGTAGGAGAATACTCTTATTGTGGTCGTTTTAGAGATGATTTAGAACAAGCAACTAAGCCTCTCAAATCTGTTGACGATAGTAAAAAAATCAAATAAAGTATAACTTTTACAGGATTTTAATGCCTGCCTAACAGTATAAATTTAATTAAATTATGGCAATATCTAGATCTTTAATGAACAGACAATTACGAGCAGACGGTGGCATTATGCAAGTTGCCCCTAGAGAAAAATTTGGCCTAGGTAGCAAACTTAAAAAGTTTGTTAGAAAAATTATACCTAATGAAGTAGCAGATATAGCAGTCAAAGCTGCTCCTTTTGTTGCACCATTTAATCCATTGCTTGCAGCAGGAATGTCAGGTATTGGTAGCTTTGATCAAACAGGAAGTATTGGAGACTCTTTAAAAAGAGGAGCTTTAACTTATGGACTTGGTCAAGGTGCTAGATATTTAGGTGGAGCAGGTTTTCAAGATCCAAGTTTAAGTGTATTTACACCATCAGGTTTTAAAAGTGGATTTAGTTCTCCTTTAGGTAGTGAGACTGGTCTTGGTAAATTCTTCTCGAACCGAGGAACCGAAGGTGTTAAAGGTGTAGGTGATAATATTAAGTCAGCCGGTGATAGTACCTTTAATGCAGAAATATTTGATCTTACTCCAGGCGATGCAGTAAGCCCCGTCGACTTAGTTAAAAGCGATGGATCAACTTTTTCAAACTTTGTTGATTATGGAAAAGATCTTTTAAAAAAAGGAGTTAAAGCAGCTTTTTACGATAAAGACGGCAACCTAGAC